TGGTTGAATCAGGTCGATTACAAAGATCTGAACTCAAACTTATATTTGCCGTCTGAGTTCGCCTTGACGTTCATGAACTTCATCAAGCTCGTCAATGGATCGATCGGGGAGTCACACAAGACTCCCCCGGTTCACCTCAAAATGCTCGACAAACTAGCCGAGCCGTCTACCTACATTGCCAACTTGGTTTTCCGTGGCGCCGCAAAGACGACGTTGTTCATGGAGTACCTCACTTTATTTTTGGCAGTGTTCCACACCATCCCAAATTTCGGTGACGTTGAGGGAATGATCTATGTCTCGGACTCGATTGAAAATGGTGTGAAGTCTGCACGCAAAAATATCGAGTTCAGATATAACTCATCGGACTTTTTGCAGCAATGGATTCCTGAAGCACATTTTACTGACACTTACATGGAGTTCAGAAATAAAAATGGGGATCAATTGGGTGTCAGAATGTTCGGTTCAAAGACCGGACTACGTGGAACCAAGATCTTTGGAAAACGACCGACCCTTGCAGTGCTCGATGATCTCGTGAGCGATGAGGATGCCAACTCCCGTGCTGCCATGATGACGATCAAAGACACTGTTTACAAGGGCGTGAACCATGCTCTTGATCCAACAAGAAGAAAGGTAGTCTTCAATGGCACACCTTTCAACAAGATGGATATTCTTATTGAGGCAGTCGAGTCTGGAGCCTGGGATGTGAATGTGTGGCCGGTCTGTGAGAAGTATCCCTGCACCAAGGAAGAATTTTCTGGTGCTTGGCCCGATAGATTCACCTATGATTACATCGCTGCTCAGTATAAAATGGCGGTAGAAACCGGCAAACTTGAGTCCTTCATGCAAGAGCTTATGCTTCGGATCTCGTCTGAAGAAGAACGGCTCGTACAGGAGACAGAGATTCGCTGGTACAACCGTGCAAAAGTGCTGGCAAACAAAGGTTCCTACAACTTTTACATCACAACCGATTTTGCAACTTCCAAGAAGCGAACGGCCGATGATTCAGCAATCTCAGTCTGGGCTTACAACTCGATTGGGGACTGGCTTTGGGTAGATGGCGTCTCTGAGCGGCAGACTATGGATGTGTCGATCAATGATCTTTTCCGTTTGGTTCAAGAATACAAGCCCCAGCAGGTTGGAATTGAGGTCACCGGGCAACAAGGAGCTTTCATCACTTGGCTCCAAGGTGAGATGATCAATCGAAACATCTGGTTTAACTTCGCCTCATCGGAAAAGAGTGGGGAAGCTGGAATCCGACCTATTACGGATAAGCTCGCTCGGTTCAATCTTGTTGTTCCTTGGTTCAAGTCTGGAAAGATGTACTTCCCGATGGAAATGAAGGTCTCTGTAATCATGGGCAAGTTCATGCAACAGATCCGACTGGCAACAAAAAATGGGTTGAAGGGTAAAGATGACTGCATCGACACCATTTCAATGCTCGGATTCTTGAAACCATGGAAACCCTCCGACGCTGTTCCTGAAGAAAACAAAGAATTTGATCTGTGGGATGAAGAGAAGACTCGTGAAATAAGTCCACTCGCCACCTACATAGTCTGAGGAGACATCCATGAATGTAGAAGATCTTTTTCGTGATCTGTCGCTGGGCGAACTCAGTAATTTGTCGATGGGAGTTGAGGGTGAAGGAACAATTGAGGAGCGGCATCAACCAAAGATCATTCGTCACACGAATGAGGGTTTGCTTCGACTCTATACCCGGTTCATCCTCAATGAAAAAGATGTCCTGATCGAACAGGTTGAGGCCGTCACCAACTACCATCTCAAGAAACAGTTTGCCGAATCTCATTGGGATGGTGAATCTGTGCCCTATCCTTATATTAAGGACATGGCCTCTGAACCTTTTGAGGAAGATGTAATCAAGATCCTCGAAGTCTATGATACTCTGGGTCGAAAACTGGTTTTGAACGACGAAGAGAATCGCAATTCACTTTTCACTCCCAAAGCAAATCTTTTACAGGTGCCGAGACCTGTTCCTGGTATATGCTTGGGAGTAAAGTATCAAGCCAAACACCGTCCAATACTCCTATCCAAGCTGGATGAGGAATTGGAACTGCCTGAGACCCTCTATGGTGCCTTGACTGCATTCATTGCTTGGAAGATCTACTCCAACTTGAATACGCAAGAAGCGGGTGCCAAAGCTCAAGAGTATGAAGCCCTCTTTGAGAGCATCTGCAACGAGGCGGTGATGACTGATGTGGTAAGCACCAGTATCGCCACCACTAACATCAAGTTTCACCAGAGGGGATGGCGCTGATCTATGGGAATGCAAAACACCTGTAACCCACTTCGTAACCCTTACTTCGATCGCCGAAATGAATTCTTCGGCCTTGAAGAATGTGGTACACACACCATGCTCATCGATAAGCTCATTGGCAACTCCTATGAGGTTGTGAAGTATGTTGCGATGCACATGGATATCATTCGGCATGTCTCAGCTAACATGCAAATGCTTTACAATTTGAGTATGGCTGGAACGATTGAATCGGTTGTTGTGGGGCCGATAATAACGTTCGATCTCACATCCTCGCCGATCATCGAAGTGGATCTGACTGAAAATGTGACTGAGACTCTTCTTACAAACGTCTCAATCACCTCTCCGGCACTGATCCTGGTTCGCATCAAACAGGATTCAGTCGGTGGGCATACTTTTGTGTGGCCTACCAACTTCCTGAGTCATGGCGACATCGACTTGACTGCCAATGCCATTAGTCAGCAGTTCTTTGCTCGGAACACTGACCTAACCTACGACATCTCCAGCCCTATGATGTTTCCACGAGGATAATGCCAATGCGAAGGATCGTTTTTACTCTCTTGTTTCTTCTGTCGTGTGCCTTTGGTTTGGCACAGACTCCGACTGTTCAGAGTGACACCAAAGTCAAAGGCACATTTGAAGTGACTGGGACTGTGAAGTTTGATGGCAGTGTTTGCATCAATACAAACTGCATCACTATTTGGCCCACTGGTTCAGGCGGCATAACTCAACTCACTGGGGATGGTTTAGTGGGTCCGGGTTCGGGTTCGCAAGCCTTAACGCTAGCGACGGTCAACAGCTCGCCCGGCACATGCGGAGATACTACGCATGTATGCCAAGTGACCACGAATAATAAAGGACTCGTGACTGCTCAAAGTGCGGTTTCAATCACAGGCGGCGGCGGCGGCACCATCTCCGGCCAGGTCGTCAACACGATCCCACTGAACACAAACGGCACGAGCACCGCCATCAACGCAGCGAGCGCCCTATCGCAGACCGGCATCGGTACAGGATCGACGGTGACGGCGGCGGGGAACTCGGCGGCAAATCAGTTCACCATCAACTATCCCGCTGGCACACCCTCTGCGATCCCGGTCTCTATCGCTGATGATTCTCGTTTCTCGGGGCTTGCCTCCAGACGTATGACTACATTTACTCTTAACTCATACAACCAGTCACACGCATATACCAGTGGGCACATGCTGGGCGATTCCATCATGCGTGGTTTCTCATCTGGAGGAACTGGAGCAGAGAACTGTGATCTTCCTTTTACCTCAGCCAACACATGCTTTGCTGCATTAGTTACGCAAGCCCTTGGCATCTCTGGCAGTGCTGTGACATCTGAGGCGGTCGCAGGAGATGCGACCCCTGATCTAATGTATCGTGAATTCAATAGCTTCACTGGACCTGCCGATAGCATGTACTCCATGATCGAGATTGGCACCAATGACATGCAGGGAGTTCAGCGCAATATCTCCCCTGCTTCGCTTGCCATCGAGCCCGACTTGATCCAACAGTGGATGGCGCTTGAAGAGTATTACTCCATCGACCCGGCAAATTGGTACGAGGCCACTGGATCAACGTGTTCGGGTGGAAGCTGGACGGCTGATACATACTACGGTACACATCCTGGATGCCAGTCTCACACCACAAATGATGTGCTAACGTTTCCAGCGTGGCAATCAGTTACGGGCGGCGAACCTGTTACGGTGCTCTACCGTGTGTTCAATCCGGCTGTCGCAAACGGTGCAACGTTTTTCGTCAAGATTGGCGTAGGGAGTTCGAGCAGTGGTCCTTTCACGCCAACTGCTAGTGCCACATTCAACACTGTCAGCACGGCGGCCCCGTTAAATTTCATCAATATAACCGGGGCCAATGCCACATCAACAATCTTCCCCGCTGTTCTTTCAAATTCTACTAACGTGCTAGGACCTGGAACTGGAACAAGCAACTCAGCATTTATTCCAGTCGCTGGAAGCTGGTACCAGGTGACAGTAACTATTATCTCGGCTACGAGTTCAGCGAATAACTTATCTATAATCGGGATGGGAACCGGAATGGGGTTTGAGTGTGCGACCTGCAACACAAATCCCTTTACTTGGCCTTCGCAGTTCTGGCGTCTCAGCATCCCAGCCACCAAGGGCGCGTATCAGTGGGGAATCTGGCATCAGCTCAATGGCGATTGGGACACAGCTACATTGCTGGATCAGCAATCGGGATTCTCCGTCAACAAACTCGACACATCAACCTCGCTCACAAATGATCCATCTCTTTTTGACCCAGCTAACATCCACCACCCTATTGCTAATGGGCACGCGGATATTGCTGCGGCTGTGTTGTTTGGCAAGCCTTCTAAATCTGTGCCGCCAACATCTTCTGCAAGTGCATCTGTCGCAAATATAAGTGGTGGAACAATAGTCGGCACAGTGAATCTAGGTACCACAGGCGCTGCAATGCAGTTTAATGATCAAACAGGTGAGTTAGTGTTTGCTCCACGAAGTGGGAATATCACAACCGGCTCTCTGCTAACATTCGATGCTCGCAGCGCGCCGACATTTCCGCCGACCTCAACAAACACTGCGGCTCTCCCCGGAATTGCTGGAAACGGTCATTGGCTCGATCAAATCATGGCTTGGTACGACTCAGTCTCTACGAATGTATATGCTCAAGCATGGAGAGACATCTACGGGAGCAATACGTCTGCGACGGTGACGCCCACGCGCTTCACTCGAACCTTCAGCTGCGTTCCGACTGCTGTCGCCGGCTTCCCCACGGTCGGGGCTTGTCAGCCCCTGGATTGGGTGCTTAACTTTCCGAACACCAGTACACTAAGCTTCACCGGGGTGCGAAACACATTCACAGGCAACAGCGTTCTTTCAGGATTGAACGTCGGTTGTATCTCTTCCGATCCATCCACGCTCGTCAATGGCGATATTTGGTGCAACTCAACAAGTAATAGAATTAAGTGGCGGTTAAATGGAGTGACTCAAAC